ATTTCTCGCGTGTTTGGTCCTGTAAATATTGATGATGAATCCCCATCCATTGATGGCGGCCCTGGAAGCGGAGTAATTTGAACTGTATTGCTGCAGGGCAACTTCGGGCGGTATATCTACAGAAGCGCACAGCTGAACAAAAACAGCCTTAAAGAATGGTTCATATTGAAGTTCTGACTGGCTGTCAACTGCTTTTAATTTTGCGTCAATTGGCATGTTATATACACGCTTATTCTCCGTCAAATGAATATTTCTTGCGGCGACTTCACCCAAAGCATAATTACTGTCCTGAATAACCCCGCCGGCGGTTTTCTTGATCCTGTCCAGCATTGGATTTTCCCCGTCCGAAAAGCGGCTATGCTCTATTGTCCATGCGATTTTAGCACGCTCTTCGGCTGAGGATACCGAGGCTTCAGTATATCTGTCCAACTTCTTTACCTTTTCTAAAATTGCGGTGATATTTGATATGCCCCTGATGTGGTCGATTCTATGTTTATCTCCGTAAACCATCCAGGCCATTAAGCAACCAGAGCCCTCACCATAAGCCTCAATCCTCTCAAATTCAGGAGCAATTGAACCAAAAGATTCTTTTAATACATAAAATGCTATATGCTGGCCACGTTTGTCTATTTCTATACCATGCTTGATAGTGTTGCCTCTGGCCTTCGCGTCACGGATATATGTGCCGTCAAGAATGGGAGTCACCACCTGTTGACCATCGATAATTTGAGCATTAACATTCATGTCGTCATCCAACCGGAGTACCACAAGGGAATCTCCACCAAGAAAGGCCGTTTCAAAAGCTTTTGACGCATTGTCGTGTAGCGTACACATGCCCTGGTAGTCTGATAGTTTGCTGTTGGCGTACAGCTGAAAATACGCCTCAACATTTGAGCGAAATGCTGGCAAATCTTGCTTTATTTTTTCGAAGGTTAGGACCTTTTCAGATGGCTCGGACTGTAGCTTAAGACCTGTTCCTACCACCCATTTGAAGAATTTTCCTGTGATAATTTTGATAACATCACTTGTTAGGTTGGCTTCATAGGCCCTTAATCTGATTGATCTATGGTCGGGAATCAAGTTTATTGGATTCCCAAGTTCTCCCTCAGTTTTCTCTCCATTGAAAACATAACTATTGACATAAGTGTGGGAGCTTATTGACATTCCATCGTTAGTCATGAGAAAAGACGAGGGAGATTCTACAGCTGGATCTGTAATTTCAGTCTGCTCATTTTCAGACTCAATTTTCTCAAAAATTTTATAGCCAAATATTTTCATTATCGAAAAGTTCTTGAATCACGAAGTGTAACTGATCTGCCGTACAATCTATTTATATAAAGTTGCTTCATTCTCTCCAGAGATTTGATTCCCGATTCTATATCGGCCATACTCCTGTATCCGGTTTTAATCCGGACCTGACCATCATCAAGTTCATAAGAACTTATGTTGCCTGCTGCTCCGTCGATGTTGTCAGCCAAGAGCAAGATTGCCTTATCAATTAGGATGTCCAATGCAAGGATCCGCTCTTGTAAAACAGTTTTACTTTCCAAAAAAGTACTGATTGTATATTCAGTGAAACATGACATAGTGATAATTTAAAAAAGCCCTGTAAGCGCAAGCTATACAGGGCTTAAACCAAATACAAACCAAATGAATTACGAATGTATAAAATGTTTCCTGAGTTTCCTATGTGTAAACAACAAAACTTATTGAGCAGTAACCAGCAGAACAAAATCTTCCCAAGTATAATTTTTAAAAGCAGATTTACTTCGTTTGAAAATATCAAGATAAATTAAAGGAGCGACAAGCCCATAAATCCTGACATCCCAAAAGTGATTCTGAACCTGATTGTTTTTCTTTTCCCATTTATACCCAATTACCTGATCATCCTTAACAACTTCAGTTCGTCGCTCACCTTCATAGTGACTGAAATAACTTTTCATCGTGTATTTACCATCAGTAGGCTGTGGATAATTCATATAGCCACTTGGCTGAGTTCCGTCTTCGCCTTCCCGCAACTTCATCATCTGAGCCAGATCGTCCTTAATCTGGTTAACTTCGACAATATACAGATGGCCAGGATGCTCTCGGCTCCTGATCACCGGAGTTGTATCCCGCTGAATCTTTCTATAATCATTTTCAATTCGACCCTTTACCCCGTAAATGTAGGTCCCGTCTGTAAAACTCTTAATGAATTGCATCGCAAGCTTCTCACCAAACCCGGTATCAACTACAGTTAGACTGACATTCATTGAGCCACCGCTCTCCAGAGGGTATTCTTGCCTTATAACTTCTTCAAATGTTTTCCAGACCGAGAATTTAACGTTGTGGGTCAGTGTCCATCGGTCGCGAACCATATCTTCCTCCTTTTCCTTACGGCTTCTGTCCCGGGCCCGCTTGAATGTTCCTATACTTCCATGGTCTACGGAATATGTAACTCCGGTGCTGCTATGAGCCAATAACTCCCAATCCAGACGAACATCTTCGTTGTCTTTCTCCATAATTCCGTTTAAATCGCAGGCCAGAGTAAGCATGATAATCGTTCCATTACCATCTGATTCACTCGTTGAATCGGGCACAATTCCCGGCTTATAAGTTCGGGTATTATTCATCAGGTCATTTACCTTCGGACTTTCGCCGGTTTCGGCGAATGGCATCCCAAGCCTTAGGTTACTGAAAGTTTTGAGCAGTTTCACCACGACTTTTTCTCCAGGAGGGCAGGCTTGCAGCCATTCCTCAACACCCACGATCCAACCGTCAAAACCTGGCGGGTTGTAAATAAAGTTTTTTTGATAGCTCTCGTGACGCCTTTCCTCAGAAACAGCGGCTGTTGCGATCCACTTACCTAATAAATTCAGATCGTATTTTTCTTTCTCCTCGATCAAATGACCGCAGCATTGTGTTTTATACAGTACTGTCTCCGGAATGAGTTTTTTATGGTCATCGAGTTTCCAGATAACACCAGCATAAGATCCATCTTCCTGTACAGTCTGCCATTCCACAGGAAAATAATTTCCGCAAGCAGGACATGGCCAATGCCATTTTTTCTGAGTGCCTAAAAGATACTGCTCGTAAATGTTGCTGGTTTGAGTAACAGTAGGAGTAGAGATGAAAAATGTCTTTGCTTTTTCACCAAAACTATTTTGCCGGGTTTTCATTACCGCTTTAGGAGATCCCTCTTTCCCGATCTCCTTTGGAGCGGTATCATAATCATCTGCCAGGATGTATTTTGCCGAGAACATCCGGAAGCTATTGGCTGAGTTTGTACCTAAGGCAGTTAGTGTACCGCCGGCAAACTCTTTTTTCTTAGAAGTGTCACCAGTTCTGTTGTTTGTCTTTTTAATAACATTAGGCCGGATCAGATGATCAAGATTTGAACTTCTTATTACTGGATCCAGGCGCTCTTCTATTGTTTTGGAAGCGAGCTGAATATCTGCGGCTGTGAACAGAATACCATCCGGTGCTTCTGAAATTAGATAGAGGATCCCTCCGATTACCAAGGCGGTAGTAAATCCGGATTGGCCGTCCTTCATGATTGAAACAAACCTGGTTGGGTCTGACGGGTGAATGTGATTTACTATTTCCCGCATGTAAGGCGTAAAATCGAAACTGTAAGGTCCGGGGTAGACCGATGTAGAATCCGGGATTATGATGTTTGCCTCGATCCATTGGTCAACCTTTGGCTTTATTACTTGAAAATTGTAAATTTCTTCATTGATTTTCATGAAAGACTCTCGCCAGGCAGAAACTATTAATTGATGATTAAGCATACATTTAAAATTTTGAGGCTCTGGTATCAGAGTAATCGGTTATTATTTTTTCAAGATCATCTTTTGCATCTATGCCGGCTCTTGATATAGACTTTCCTAGTTCCAGTCTGCCAGCTTCGACAATCCTGGTATACATGTCCATATTACCTCCAGCCATTATATTGCAAAAGACTGTAGCTATATTTTCAAGAGCATTTTCCATGTTTGCAAAAATAGTTTTAGCTTGACTCCTGAGAACATTTGCAGCAACATCAACAGGCACTAGTTTTCCAGCGGCTTTGTCTAAAAGCAGCTGTTCTTTTTCGACTTTAAGAGCCACCAGCTCCGCATCGCCTTTCATTTTTTTTCGAATCCATCCCTGCATATTTTCCTGATTCATATCTCCGGAGCTATCGCGCTTACCTCTGGACATCGCCTCCGTAATAAAGGATTGATCAAGTGGAGGAGGGAGATCGTCATCGCCATCATCATCTACCTGCTTTTTATTTTTCCTCGGATTCGGAAGTATATTATTGATAATCTGCGAATCTTCCTTTTTCGATTTGTTAATCTCCTGTCTTTTCTTTTTATAAAGCAAATTAATGAGATTATCAGTGTCTACAAGTTTTCCAGAGCTATCATGCAGAATAACTTTTTTTCTCGAAATGTAAACATTCAAAAGTTTCACATTATCCCCGCACATGTCGGCGAACTCCTGTCTAGTAACTATTGCCATAAATTAATGAGTGTTATATCAGATTTTTGCGCTGCTGTATAACGTGTTTCCACTATAATAGGAGCTAATTTATGATATTTTTTTATCAAAGTGAGTTTTGTTATGATAACATAAGATAAAACAAATTAAAAAAAACCTTAACCGGTTACAGATTGGAGTACGCAACGTATTGCATGCGTTTATTATTTGCTCCACAGTACCTTTTGATTTAGGCCTCAATAGACGAGGACAAGACCGATGCGGCCTCTCAGTATGTTTCCTATGCTTCACTGATGGAAACATTATCAATATATACGATATCGAAACAAGGTGATAAATGCTTGATCTCTATTTGAACTATCATA